CTTAACATTAATAGCTTATGTGGATAAAGACATAGAAAGCGAGCTTAGCTCACTGGCGAAACCAAGACCTATACGGTCCCGGAATCCCAGAATGTGGCTAAGGCTATGGGCATAACATTATCTACCAGCATAGATCCGATTATGAACGAACTGAATGCTATAAAAAACACCAGTCAAGACATAATAAACAGCGTAGATGCCCATCGTGCCAAGATAGAGGCTTGTGAATCTATATTAGAAGACATCAATCCGGCATTCAAACAAACGAGAGAGCAGGATCGTAAAATAGCTGGTATAGAAAATAAGGTGAATGACCTTACTGATTCATTCGAAGATTTAAAGAAGTTAATTGTAGAACGTTTGAAATAAGTGTAATATGATAGTATATGATTTAAATTCAGGACACAGAGAATATCCTGGATATGACGAGATAGAAGACAGACGAGGTGGAGGCAGAGGCAGAAGCCGGCGTTCTGATGGGACGTACATGGGGTACGGTGGTGGTATTTACGACCATTACGGTATGCATGAGAAGATGAAGGAAATGGAAGAACGCGAAAACGAGCTGGAAGAAAGGGAAAGAAGGCTTGAAGAGCGCGAACGTCGTCATGAAATGGAGGACCGGGAATACCGGAGGATGGGTTACGAATCCTACCCGACCGATTACTATGGAGACGACAGATACTACGGTGACGGACCTCAGATGCGTAGAGGTCGCGGACGTGGCAGAGGTCGTTCTTATTGAGGAGCAGACGCAGAGGATCCAGCTTATCAGAAATATGTAGATACTTACGGCTACCATTTTTCTAATGCTCTCGCTGATGAGGCGGTAAAGAAGATGGTCAACGTCGATGGATCCAAGAGGATCTGGAAGCAGCCGGAAATAAAAGATATTTTTGAAAAGTGCGGAGCGAAGAAGCCGGATAAAGCGACATGGGGCGATGTCCAATATGTCTTTGCAATGTACTATTCGGATGGTTTTCCGAAGGTCTTCAAATGTGAGAACGAGTTGGTGAAAGCTACGTTAATGTATTTGGATGATCCGGATGCTCCCGAAGGAGTAGCCTTTATAAGATGGCTTGCCGTGCAAGATTACCTCGGCGAAAAAATAAACTGGAAGGATCTGACCTGAGATCCAGACCCAGGTCCTTCCGGTGGTGCGGAAGCCATAGTAAAAAATATGATTCCCGCATTCCCGTTTTTCCCGTTTGGAAAAAAAGGAATAAAAATATTATACCGGTCGGCGGGCAATAGAATACCCGTGGCCGGTTTGTTTCACATAACTTTTTTTTGACATGAATATAGCACACGAATCTAAATCGAATAAAACCCCATTGTATTTAATAGGAGAGTTGATTGGCGTACCGAATACGGTTATGGACTCAGCATTGCATGAACTGAAAGATAGAATAGACAAAGACCCTAAATATAAAGATGTTAAAAATTGGCTCGAATCTTTACCCAAGATCTGAACCTATTTTTCCCAATACCAGGCCCGATGCGATTTTAACGTATCGGGTTTTTATTTTAATTCATATTGTTTTATTTTAAATCTAATTAATTCATGAATGTCGTACTTTTGTTGAAAAAGTATTCTATATGGAAAATAAGGAAGATTACGTTGGTTACGAAGATCAAGAACTGTGTAACCGGTATTACAAAGAGGCTGAAGCCATGAGGCAAAAGCAGGACTGGTCTCGGCTTAGGGCTGTCCCTGCTCCGGCCAAGGGAACGCCATCGCCCGGCTGGGGTCAGCTTGGACGTGGAAATGATGTCCGTGTTAAGTACGTTAGCATCAATTCAGGATTAGGAGGGGACAGATTATGACTGTAGAAGAATTGGCTAATAAAAGATACAGTGGCGAATTTGGAAGGTATAACAAGATTCGTTTTTGAATGTTTTGATCCCAGACCTGATCACGAAGGTAAAAATACTTATATGGTTTCCTATTTTGATAAGGGACTTCGTAGAAGAGATGTGGTAGATGTGCCATGTTATATGAATGTTTTAGCAAAATAAATTAAAATATTGTAAATATCGTGGTTAGAATCGCATATTTCGGAACCGATGGCTGCCCCGGTCATCACGTTATTCCAATACGAGGTAAATTCATAGAAGAGGATATTAAGGTAATAGAATCTGTAGATTGTGATGATTTCTATAAGGTGTTTGATGTCATGCGTTTTAAGATAGCTGAGTTTAAAGGATGGACGATATTGGGAATCCCGGCAAGCTTAGACGATCATAGACCTGGAAGCAAAACCGTTATCTTCATAGAAGGTAAAGCTAACGAAGCTGATTTTATGATTATTTAACCAACAAAACCACCATACTTTAGAAGGTGGATGAATTGGTTTGATTAATTTTGAATCAAAATTACAGATAAAAAATGATTTCATACAAATACAACATCTATCATTCCAAGAAAACGAAGTATCTGGACAAGATGCTTCGTGAATGTTGTTTTGTGTGGAATCATGCGTTAGCTCTACAACGTAGATACTACAAACTATTTGGGAAATATATATCAATTGGTAAAATGAAGAAGTATTTTGCCAAAAGAATTAAAAGAAATCTACTTCATTCTCAAACAACACAAGAAATACTTGAACGTCTTGATGAATCTTATAATCGTTTCTTCAAGAAGTTGGCTAAACGATCTCCTAAGTTTAAAAGAGCTTCTTGTTTTAACTCTTTTGTTTTCAAACAAGGAGGTTTTACCCTAAATGGCAATATTCTCACAATTAACAAAGGAAAGAAACGATTTAGATTCTCATATAGTAGACCTTATGAAGGTAATGTTAAACAAATTAGAATAGTTAGAGAAACCTGTTCACGTTTTAGTTTGATTATAGTTACAGATCATAATCATTCAAACTCTTATAGAAAGACACATGATGGTGCATCTATCGGATTGGATTTTGGACTGAAAACTTATCTAACTAAAAGCGATGGTAGCAAAATCGATTCTCCACTATTCTTCAAACAATATCAAAACAAGATTAGAAAACTAAACAAACGGCTTTCTAATGCAAAGAAAGGATCCAATAATAGGAGAAGGAGACTGTTTGAACTCCAACAAACGTATCGTAAAATAAACAATCTTCGATCAGACTTTCAATGGAAATTAGCTCATCAGTTATGCAAACAGTATGATTATATTTTTATTGAAGATCTAAACATTGAAGGAATGAAACGTTTGTGGGGAAAGAAAGTTTCCGATCTTAGTCATTCTTCTTTTATTGATAAACTTATGTATGTTTCCTCAAAGTATGGAGTGATAGTACACAAGATTGACAAATGGTATCCTTCTTCCAAAACTTGTGAATGCGGCTGCATTAATAAAGGACTGTCGTTACGCGACCGCACGTGGGTGTGCCCAGCGTGTGGCGCGATCAACGACCGTGATGTTCTTGCAGCCCGTAATATACTTCGGAAGGGCATTTCCGAATTGGAGAGCAAGAGTAATTCCAGCGATAGCAATATCGGGGTTTCTTGTGCTTGTATCCAAGAATCCCATTCTCTTTAGCGAATGGGAGTGTGTCAATCTGATGTGGCGAATGAAATAGAGAAAATCGGATTGGGATCATCATCTGATTCTTCATATGAGGGTCCCACATGGTCTTGGTTTGTTAACAAAGTAGAACTTTGGCAGAAGAATAATGTATGGGATAGTTTCTCCGCTGAGTTTTTGTGGGGTTTGTATTGTAGGATAAAGAAAGTATAGTAACAATTAATTTAAAACAAATCATGGAATTAAAAGATTTTAAAGATGTGGTTAGAGTAATGACAAAAGAAGAGTTCGAATCAGTAATCAACGAAGATATTAAATTCGTTGAAAGATTTAAGCATTTTTTTAAACATGATGATGTTGCGAGGATAATAGAACACGTAAAGTCAGTGTTAGAAGCATCAGTGGACTACTTCTATCCTAATCATCCTGAAGTAGAATTTGAAAAAGATTTTAATATACAATACGATGTCAATAATATCTTGAACAAATACGGCCACACCGAAATGGGTCTGTATAAAATACAGCTCTATGTAGAGAAGATTTTGGGTAGTATTCAAAACAAGAAGCCTGTAGACGTGGGAGAAGTCTCTGACGGATACCACACTTTCAATGAATTGTATCGGTATAGCATGTTGTATAACGCTGCCTTCTTTAATCTATTAGCCAGAAGCGGACAGGTTGAAGTTTGCAAATCAAGGAGACACAGCGACGGAGAAAAATGCTTCGGTTCTGATGATTGGTTTATTGTGATGGCGATCCTACCTACCGGTCAGGTATCTAATCACTATGGAAGCAAATACTGGGATTTGTTTGATGTTCCTGAAAGAGAAACTGCTTTCGAATACGATGGCCATACACCAAATGAAGCTGCCGACAGACTTAAAAAGTATCTCAAATTGCCTCGTCGTGGCATGACATTCGAACAGGCTTTAGAACGGCTTAAATTAGGTCGTAAGATAAAAAGAATCGATTGGGGTAAAAAGTATATCTGTATGTTTGACGTAAATATATTGATGGTAGATACAGGTCAAAAAGTAGCATCAAATTGGAATCCAACCGAACATGATATTATGTCTAATGACTGGGAGATTGCGGGATGAGTTTGTTTGTATGTTCAAAATGTGGCTGTATAGATAATACAGCCACGTCCTGTTACTGGGCTCTTGTGAGACCTTGTAAGAATCGTGTCTATGATGAGTCGCTAAAGGGATATGAAGGCAAGCCTCTTTGTTCTGAATGTGCCGCTATTGAATATAGTAAGGGGGACGAATTGGTGGTAGTTCCTGGAACGTGGCACGGTAAGTTCAAGAAGGAATGGCCTACTGAAGAAGAAAAGAAACATATTGGTAAAAACGGAATATTAAATTTATAGTCATGTGCAATAAAGAAATCGTGATATGCGCTGCCATCTGGGTGCAGGACGGCAAGAAGCGTCCCTATCAGCCCACCAATATACCATCCGGAACCGTGTTCTGTGGATTGAGACACCCCTCTATACTATCTCAACTTGCGGCATACGGTATAGCCCATAAAAACCGCAGTGTTCAAGGATTTTTGACGAGCAAGAACCGGTTTTTAACAAGAGAGGAAGCGTCTGAACTTGTTAGAAACAATAATCAGGAGATGGTGGTAGATAGGAATGCCATTAGAGAACAGTTGTATTCAGAAGATTTATATTAGTGTATTAAAATGTTTAAATGAAACTTGTTGAAAGACATATAGTTAAAGACAACTGGTTTGAGGATATATGCCTCAAATCTGGTTTGTTGTACAATTATGTTCTTTACAACATTCGTCAAGGAGTCTTTTCTGGTAACTACTTAAAGGAGTTTGATTTATCAAACAAACTTTGCAAAGAAAACCAATTTGATTTCAGGAATTTACCTAATCATGTTTCACAGCAGGTGATTAAACAGGTATTTAAAAACATAAAATCCTGGATGAGATTAAAGAAAGATTTTGAAAAGAATCCTTCGAAATACGGTAATCATCGTCCTCATCTTCCTTCGTATAAGAAGGGCAAGAAACAAAACATGGTTGTTTTTACTAACTGTGATTGTAGGATAAAGGATGATGGTTATATCCATTTTGTCAAAAACACAATTAAACCGATCAAAACAAATGTAAAGAAAGATGAATTAAAACAAGTTAGAATCATACCTCAAGCCACCTGTTATGTAGTAGAGGTAGTTTATGAAAGAAAGGAAATTGATCTTGGTTTAGATAAAGACAATTTTCTTTCGATTGATTTAGGATTGAATAATTTATGTTCATGTATTAGCAATGTAGGATTAATTCCTTTCATTGTAAACGGACGGATTATGAAATCATTTAATCAATGGTACAATAAGAAGAAAGCTAAGTTGATGTCTTTTGTTGGTGATAGAGGATCTTCAAATAGGATAAGAAGAATCACTTTGTTTAGAAATTGTTGGATAGAAGACAAGTTGCATAAGATAAGCAGATATATTGTCAACTTCTGTAGATCAAACAACATAGGAACAATCATCATCGGATTAAATAAGGAATGGAAACAGGAAATCAATATTGGTAGGCGAAATAACCAACATTTTGTTTCTATTCCTCATTCAAAGTTAATAGATAAGATTGTTTACAAAGCAAAGTTATTAGGAATCAATGTTGTTATTCATGAAGAATCCTATACATCAAAGATAGATCATCTTGCTTTTGAACCTCTAAAGAAACAGGAATCCTACTTAGGAAAAAGAAAGAAACGTGGATTGTTTCAAAGTTCAATTGGAAAACTGATCAATGCAGATATTAATGGATCAATTGGAATAGCAAGAAAAGTAATTGGTGATTCTTTTATTGGAAAGATAATCGATAGTGGATTTGTGTTTAATCCAATTAGAGTAAATACTTTGTGATACAAGGTTGAATCTAATAAATAAAATGAGTAATTTTAATAACATTTATAATCAAAAAGTCAATCATTTATAATATGATGGACGGCAATCAGTTAGAGTATGAATTTGACAACATAAATTTAGATCATATCACATTTAAAGGTAATGGTAAAGAACCTTTTTCATTTAACAGAGTCCTTGTTGAAAATTTAATTGAGACATTTGAGACTATGCAAGATATATACTCTGATAATTACGGAATTAAGGTTTATACCGGTAATTGCATAATTCAACTGAATGTAAATCCAAAGAACTTAAGTGAATCCTTTTTTGACGTATATGATAGAGATGGGATGAAATTGATATATAGCATACAAAATAGTATCTTGAAAGAAATGTTTGTCATATGATTACTAAACAAGATATACAAGCAGCAGCATCGTATATTTTCCGAAGCAGTTTTGTCTCGGAGGACCAGGCAAGGAAAGCAATGGTAAAAGCCGGCAATAACGCTACCAAGATCCTCGTCAAGACCTTTAGAGGCAAGTTGTTCAAGAAAGCTTTTGAAAGAGCCCGTAGAGGAAAGGATATCAGTTCTTTTGAAAGACAGGAAAAAGAAAGTGGTTTCAATTTTCTACATAATCCTAATAATGGTCGTATGCAAAGCGGTCATATTATAATAGATGGAATTGGTCTGTTTAAACAAATAATTCATGAAAGGTAAAAAAGTTGATATTCGTTTAGGCAGAGGTCTGGCGAATCAGATTAAGATAAACAAAACCATTCCAGTGTCTCATAAACCAAAAGAAGAACGTCGAATGATGTTTATTTGTGGTGATGATATTGCTTCTCTTATAAAGCGGTTTGAAAACGAATCAAAGTAATATAAAGTCGGACATGTGTCTTGTCCGACTTTTTTTATATATTTGTGGCATGGCAAGAGGTTATTATTGGATACCACAAACAGATGAAACGTTAAATGGCAGAAGCTATTACGTGGCTAAGATAGTAGGAGATATCACGTTTGATACTAAACGAAAAAGAATCGTATTTCAAGCTGATAGGTATTTCCCTGTAGGATCTGTTTTCCATTTTACGCACAATTGCTTCAATTATATCATAACTTGCCGACTTCGTAAGCCGGGGCTTTGGTTTGAAGCCAGGAGAGAGGATTCGGGCCCTATTTGCCCTGAAGATATTGAGCGCTTTGAATCGGGAAGGTTTATACACCGAGATGGGTACATGCATTACATATAAGCTGAACTTGACGATTTTTCGTCAGATTATAATTTTTTTTCATATTATTTTTAAGCCATCAGACTGAGAAGTTAGGTGGCTTTATTTTTTATGATATGCTTTATTTTTAACTACCTTTGTCTCATAACAAAAATGTTTTATCATGGTATCAACGTGTATTATTAAAAGAGATAATAAAAAGAAAGTTGTTTCTGTCTCTACCAGATCAGGGGACAGGTCTATGTTGTTTGATAAGATAGCATCTATTCCTCTTATGGAGAACAGGGAACGGGCTACTACTGTTTTTAAAACCGTATTTTCTAATAAGTTCTTAAAGGATTTTGGCGACTGGAGAAAGAGAGTGCCTATCAACAAACCGGCTTATAATAAGGTTAAATCCAACATTGATCTTATTCCGGAAGCTTATAGAGAAAGGGTACTGGATAAGGCTTCTAAGATGAGTAATCCTGTTCTTGTATCAAAATCAGATGTAACTTATGGGATTCAAGAATCAGGCTTCGGATTCTATAGCCAAGATCTGGGTGATAATATTATGTTGGTGGATGCTATGATCCCATCAAGTATTTCCGTACCGGAAGAACCAGGAATAGACGCCGGGCAGTATTTACAAGATGCTATATCTTCGGACTTCACTCCCGTATCTGTGGTACAGGATAAGGGTGTTAATTATATGGTTATAAAAGACGGTCTTAAGATATTTAGCCCAGAAGAGCTACCAGAAACAGATTCTAATCCTGTGGGTGTAACGTATCAGACTGGAGAGCCTCGTTTGTTTTTCATGAACGATCGTAGTCAATTATTTGAAGATTACGGAGAAGCTCTTCGCTCTGGCGGGAATGATATTAGAATAGGATTCTTATCAGGAACCGTTCAAGAATCTACCGTGGATGGCGTGGCAGACATTACTTACAAAGCTGGAAAGTATGTTCTTAATAATCCCAAGTCTTTTATACCGGTCATGACCGCTTCTGCTTCTACTTCTTTATCAACAAAAGGCGGGATAATTAACTACCTTATAAAGAAAGGTCTTTTGTCAGGATCTAAGATATTCGATTCTGAAACAAGAAGCTATTATCTTACAGGAGAAGGTTATACAGGACAAATTAGACTTTTCAATTCAGCCTTATCATACACCGAGCTCCGTAATCATTTTGGTTCCGATGTTTCCATGAACGACCAAGGTATGATAACCATAAGCTCGTTGGATAACAGTAAGGTAACTATGAGACTCGCCACCGGAGGAACGGAAAGGGTTAGTAGGGAACAGATAAAGAACGATCTTAAGTCAGGAAGATACAATGAATTGGACGCCAAGTACGATCATTTTGATGCGCTTGTAGTTTCATTCATATTAGAAGATAACGATCTTTATGCTGATACTAAAGCTAAGATCGTATCAGATTATAGCAGGCAGGAACGTGACCAACGAAATTCTATTGTCGAGATACTGAAAACGCTTGGCGTTAGTGTCATAGGTATGACCGACTATATAGAGAAGTACCAAACCAAATACGGGCACGAACCTTCTGCTAAGGCATTGGCGGATATTGCTAATAACGTAATAGCAGTTGGTGAAGATGCTACTTTATCTGATTTAGTAGAAGAAACAGCCCACTTCCTTGTAGAGGCATACAGAGATCAGAATGCTGTTGAGGCTGTTCTGCAAGATGTGGAAGGTACGGAAGAGTGGAACCAGTATGCAGGTCAGTATTATAATACATACGGTAAGGTATATGAAGGAGCTGAGCTTGATAATGCTGTTAGGAGAGAAATTCTTGGAAAGATCCTCGCCAGGGAGATGCAGACCGGCACAGCACAGGCGCCGGTAGAGCCCACCTCCTTCCTGGGGCGCGTCCGGCGGCTTTTCTCTGGAATAGTAAGCTGGCTTAAATCAGCTTTATCAACCCAAAGACAAGATTTGAATAACGTTATTAAAAACATTCGTGATCTTGCCATTACTGACATAGATAAAGGATTTGACACTTCTCTGTTAAAGGATAATGACTTTACATTATACTCCCTTTCTTCTATGAACAAGAACAAGTTTCTTGAGTCTAAGATCAGATCGCTAAGAAAAACATTAAGAGACTTACGTCAGATAAGCTCTGATAGGGCTGTAACTACGTCTATGACCCTTGCTCAGCTTAAGACCATAGAAGATAAGATAAATAAAGTAGAGACCGAGATAGACAAGAATGAGATGGCGGCTGCCATGAACAGCATGATCTCCACAGCCGAAGCTCAGGTCAGATACTTAAGCAATGTGGTGAACACCATCCTTCATGGTGATACCAAAGACGGTAAGCTTCACTTCAATACCAATGATCGAAAGAACGTAGATATTATCAACAATCAGGTTCTTCCGATCATGAACGATCTTCGAGGATATATCCGTAACAGAAGTACCGAATTTGATGAACGTGAAAAGCAGGATTATACAAATAGGATCAATACCGTCATTGCCGACATCAATGGTATTCAGTCTGATATTAAATCAGTACAAGACCTTGATGAAAGTACGTTGCTTGATAAGTTAATGAACGAACTTCATGTGCCGGCAGATAAGGTAAAGAGAGTAAAAGAATTTTTCGACAAGGTTCAACACGATGTTTCTTGGATAAGTAGGTGGTTTGGTATATTAGAGCATTCTTCCAGTCCGTTCAATAACGCTCTTGGAGCTATGATTGCCAAAGACAATTACAATGCGATGGTGAATGCCCAGCCCGCCATATCCGACTTCCTGGCATATGCTAAAAAGCATGGTTTTAACAAATCTGAATTTGAAAAACTGCTTCAGAAAGTAGACGGCAAAACTTCTAATTACCTTCGTAGTGCTCTTGATATGGCTAAATACGATCGTAATAAGAAGCTGGCGCAGATGCGAGCGTTTGCGACTGCCATGAACATAGAGATATCAGAAGAAGAAATTGGTGATGTGGTTGACAATAACCGTAATTACGTATTTAAAAGAGAAGTAGTTGACAAGGATGGAAATACGGTTACTGAAAACGCTAAATTCAAACCATCGTCTGATAGAGTTAATACCGATATTTTTACCATCGAGCAGGAAAAGATTTATACAGAACAGATGGAAAAGTGGGATGCTGAAAATTCGGAACTGGAATTTAGCGAAAGTTATGCCACAAGAATGGAATCCATATACAAAAAGGCTGAAGAAGAATTAGGGCATCCGGTTTCTCAAACAACCAAAGAATACCTTAATGCTCTATCCAGGCAAAAACGGATATTGAGGCAGCCTTTTATTGATAGCGGTGGTAATTTTGATGAGGTTGCCTATTTTAAAAGCAGCAATTACGAAGAAGAAGGACTGCTTCGTAAACAACGTAAGGAAGCAGCTTCAGAATACATATATGTAGGAACCAGGAGAGTGGAAAAAACCGGCGACCAACTTAAGATGGCTAAAGAAATACAAGCTATAAATGAAGTTTGGAGAAAGGAATCAAATAATGTTACCAATGCCGTATCAGAATCGTTTTTGCAAAAATTAAGAACGATTCAGAGCGAGTCGGGAGGAGAAGCTGCGCTGAAGACACTTATGTTGGGAGGTCACCTGTCGTTCAATGATCGGTTTTGGAATGAAGTAGAATCAGAACAGTCGGCGCGTACCGAATCAAATAACAAGGCTTCGTATCTTAAAATGGCGCATGATATCATTAGTTCTACGACAAGTGATAGAGATGCGACTGACGTGGATTCGATTGTGAAAGATATAGAAAAAAATAAGGCCATTATCAAGGAAATAATCGGAAACAACCGAGATGTGGCTGATATCGGAGAAATTAACGAAGCGACATTTACCTCATCTGAAAGAGATGCTTTTAGGGCCGCATCTGAAGCTATTGAAGCTGATTACGCTATCTTAATAGATTATGCTAAGATGGTGGGTCTTGAAGATATTGATAAGTACCTTACTAAAAGCAGTAAGGCCGAAAACGAAGTAAATCAGTCTTATTTAAATGCTCTTGCTGACTCCAAGGAAGTGGAATGGAAGTTCGTACAACGTCATACTACGGCGAAGAAAGCAAAAAGGATTCAGGCTTTAAGGGATAAGCTGTTTAAGGCTGCTGATAACCGATATCTGTTTACCGTATCTGAAACCAACTACCTGTCAGAAAAGCTTGGTATAAGCAAAGAATTAGACGGTAGAGATTTCAGGAATGCTGTTAATGCTAAGATGGCCAGCTTGTTTTTAAATAATACAAGAGAAGAGGGCATAGAAGAGACCAATGCTATTGTTAATGAATTTGCCAGGAGCCAGGTCTTTTCGTACTATAAACGCATGGCGCCTACCGGATATGCGGCCATGATCGACAAAATAGGTCGAGGTGAGATAGATGTGGCGCAGATGGTTAAGGACGTACAAAACGGTACATCCACCCAAGATTATGGCATGGACATATCGTACCTGTCTTTCGATCCTGCAAGGGCATGGGTGGCTGAATCTGAAGCCGAAAATAGCGGCCGTAATCCTGATTATGTAAAAGATCATGGGTATGGTCATCGCATGCCTAAGAAAAGCCTGTATCGTGATGAATCGTATTTCAATGACTTTGGTATCAAGTATGATGCTGACGGTAATGAAGTTGCTACTAAAAACGTAGAGCAGTGGAATATGATTCAAAAACTCAAGGAAATAAAAAGACAATCCCTTGATCTATACAAAGAGCAGAGTCCCAATTTGTATGCTATTCCACAGATATCAAAACAAGACATAGAACGTATGGAAGGATTGGGTATTAACTTCAAAAATACGGTTCGTAATTTTGTATCAGATCTGTGCCTGGACAGAGTAGACGATTCTCTATATGGTAAGACCAGGCAAGGGGAAGTATATGACCCGGAAGACAGACTTAGGTCTATACCTAAATACTACATATATGAATTGGAGAACCAAGATGATGTATCTCACGATTTTGGCTACTCTTATTCGATGCTTATGATGCAGTCATCGTTATACAACGAAAAGCAGAAGTCTATAGAGCTTGCCCAAGGACTGGAGCAGATGTTGCTGAACAAACAATTTGAGGGCGGTAAGAAGGCTGAAGCAACCCAAGCATATCAGATGTTTAGGGACTTCTTCAACGATCATTATTATGGCATTAGGATGAACACCAAAAAACTTACGGTGAACATCGGAGGATATACGGTAGACCTTACAAGAATTATGATGGCTGTTGAAAGATTTATGTCGGTCATGAACTTAGCGCTGTCCCCGTTTGTGGCAGCTACTGGCGCCTTAACAGGTCATATCAACCTCATCATGGAATCTGCCGTAGGACAGTATATAAGTAAAGATTCCCTTAAATATGCATCGGCTGAGTTTTCACGTCTTGCGCCATCTTGTATAGCAGAAACCGGAGACATAGATAGGAAAAGCAAATTATATGTCATAGGTGAGAGAATGGGGATATTCAATATCCGAAATCGTATGTATGGTGCCGGATACAATAGAGCGGCCAGGACCTTAATGCGTTCGCCTATGTATGCTTTTATGGAAATCCTGAACTACCCTCTTGATCCGCAGGTTATGATTGCTACTATGGACAATGTTCGTTATTACAAAGGTCGGTTCTACACGTTCCAAGATTTCAAGATGGAAAAAGAACGCAATAAAGAACAGAGTACCATAAAAAGAGAATGGAATGCATTAAAAGATCGTACTTTATGGAGTATGGTAGATGTCGTGGATGGGAAGGTGGTTGTAAAGCCCGGATCAGGTGTTACTGTTGAGGAAGTTGAAACCCAGATGGCTATAACCAGGAATCAAGTCCGTAGCTTGTCGCAGATATGTAACGGATCTTTGAATGAAGAAAACCGAACTGCCGCATCGCGCAACTGGATAGCCAGGTTCATGACCGCCCACCGAGGATGGTTGGTGCTGGCGGCTCAACGTCTGTGGAAAAGACGTGGCTTCAATTTCCAGACAATGCAAGAAGAGGAAGGACTGTCAATTACGTTAAAGAATATGATAGCCAAAACATTTAGCCTGGCTTCCGAGTCTGGTATGAAAAACATCATAGATGCCTGGAACGAAAATAAAGACAATATGAATGAGGTAGAGAAAACTAATCTCAAACGCCTCAGTGTCTATGCCGGCACGTTCCTTATCATGCAAGCCGTATCCATGCTTCTTGCCGGATGGCGTGATGATGATGAAAACGAAGAAAGTTGGCTTACTCAATTTGGATCTTACGTCGGATTCAGAACCATAAATGAAATAGCTTCACAGATGCCGTTTATTATGGAGCTTAACGTTGTAGATATCATTAACGACCCGTTTGTCATGGGGCGGAAACTGAAGGATCTTACTGATCTTAGGAATTATTCACTTGATAAAGTAACATCCGGCACATACAAAGGAGAGTCTAAGTTATTTAGGCAACTCGCCAAACAGACGTTTATCAAACAATGGTATAACATCAAGACGCCGGAAGACGTAGCGCGCGCCTATAATTGGTGGCAGCAGACGAACAACAAGTCAATGATGTTCTTCATCGGCGCCACTCCTGATTCGGAAGGAGATGAGGATACAAGCTACAAATAGACGAAGAATATCGAGCTTACATTACTTTGATGTGAGCCAGATATGTTATCTTAGCATTGTCAAAGAGTAGACTATACGTTTTTTGTTCTTACTTTAAGGTTATGTAGGTTTAATTTTTTCTGAAATTGTTTTCTTACCGGTTCTTAGTCAGAGATGATAGGGGACCGGTTTCTTTTATGTTGTAAATTATTGCTATCTTGCAAACAAAAATCATGAGACGAAGATTTCAAATAGGGATGGGGGTAAATCCCTCGCTTATAATCAATAAAGGCATATACATCCAACATGTAGATGGAGGATTATATACAAAAGAAAATTGGTCTAATAAAGGATATTCCAATGATCTATGCAATGGAATAGCTCTTGTAGATAAAGTGTGTTTTGTTATAGCCACCGAATATATTGGCACATTTCGTTGGGGTGAGGATGGAAAAATAGACAATATATTTGCACAAGATAGTTCTCATATTGAAACTATTAAAAAGGATTATTGGGGGCGTGAAAATCAGAATGCGTATCTTGAATATGATACCAGTAATACAGATTACGCTTTTAATAAAGCTAATAGCTATTTATTTAAAAATGGTCAAAATGGATATGTAGGTGGCGCCGGAGAGTTTTTTTTGATATCATTGTATGCGAATGAAATAAACGAATGCCTTTTAATGGTAGGAGGTACGATAATGAGTAATAAAATGTGGACATCCACTCAATCTACACAATTTACCTATTCGTGGTATTATGATATAAACATCCAAGGAGATCATTTGGATACAAGTAGAAGGAGTAATCCACGTTATGTCCGCCCCTTTACTGAATTAATTTTATGAAATTATGAGAAGAAGATTTGAAAATAATGCTAAACTATATGAGTATAAGATAGTTAGCGATTGTATAGGGGGGGGGTAATCGTAGAAGGAAAGAAAGTAGGCACCATTCCACAGGGCGGGCAATTTATCTTTCTGTCTAAAAAAGAACGGCTGGATTCCATAAGTGTCCAAGGCGGTGTTCCAATGGAAGATAGGCAAGAGATCGATAGTCAGGTTGATACGACAGAGGAATTGCTTGAACAGGATTCGGTGTTTATTGATATTGCTTTCACAATCTCTCCTTATTATGGATTTAGAGTAATTGTGATAGCACCTGATGAGTTTACGCTAAGAACAACCAATAGGATTAATAGAACCTTTTTAATAACAAGCTTTACTCCACCTGCTGCTATATACGGTGTAAACTTTAGTGATCCTATTGTCCTTAATTATGATAGTTACCAATATGAGATGTCAGATCTTGTAATTGATGGACCTCATGATAGAATAGTTAGGGCAGATCCTAATTCTACTTGGGCTATAAGATGTACAGATGCCGACTTTACACCTTTGCCATATCCAGAATCATGGTCTGGCAAAGGTTTAAAGTCTGTGTTCTTTTCAGAAATAAAACGTATTGCTACTGGTCGTCATCATGTATCATATACAGCTTATATTAATTTGGACTTGATAGATGATGGCGGAAGTAAAGTTCATACTGAATATCTGATATTAGAAAAAACATTTAATTTTACTTTTCTTGCATAAGCAGAACATGAAATAAGTTTCTAAGCGGCACTATAAAATATTTTGTGTAAATGGAAAATACGGGATTCAAGTTTGAGTTTCGTATTTTTTATTTTATAGATTTGCAAAATGAAGAAGATTATGAAAGAAAAGAATCAAGTAGTGCCCGATGAGGTGTTAAGCAAGGAGTTCCTTAGCCAGTTCAAGACAGAAGCGGATGTGAGCAAGTTTCTGAAACAGTTGCATGCCCAGGTGCTGGAGAAGATGCTTGAAGGCGAAATGGATGCCCATTTGGGCTATGAAAAGAATTCTGTGACAGGGAACAATACCGGCAATTCCCGGAATGGCAGTTATCCGAAGAAAATCCAGACCGAACATGGAGAGTCTGTCATTTCTATTCCACGTGACCGTAACGGCCAGTTTGAGCCGATAGCAGTGCCCAAACATGAAAGTCGTGGACTTTCTATAGAAAAGCTCGTTATCTCCCTATACGCCAAAGGAATGAGCGTTTCTGACATAGAGGAAGAGATGCGTGAGATTTATGAAATAGAGCTCTCTACATCGGCCATTTCCATCATTACCAACAAAGTCAATCAGGCTGCCCAGGAGTGGCAGAACCGTCCCCTTGATCCTGTTTACCTGATAGTCTGGATGGACGGTATTGTCTTCAAGGTACGGGATAACGGCAAGATCATAAACAAGACCGTTTACCTTTGCGTCGGACTGAAACAGAACGGCCTGAAGGAAGTTCTTGGCATGTGGGTTGGCAAATCGGAAAGCTCTTCTTTCTGGATGGGCGTCCTGACCGACTTAAAAGCCCGTGGAGTGCAGGATATACTGATTACCTGTACCGACAATCTGAATGGATTTACGGATACTATCCGCAGTGTATTCCCTCAGTCATCCACTCAAATCTGTGTGGTACATCAGATCAGAAATTCCTGTAAATATGTCGTTTATAAGGATAAGAAAGAGTTTACAGCGGATATGAAGAATATCTATAATGCACCCAACAAAGAGGTTGCAGCCACAGAACTTGACAATCTGGAAAAGAAATGGGGAGGAAAGTATCCTTATGCTATACTTTCATGGAGAAACAACTGGGATGATTTGACTGTTTTCTTCCAATTCCCGCTGGAAATCAGAAAAATAATCTACACAACCAATCTCATTGAGAACCTGAATGGAAAAATCAGAAAGTACACGAAATCAAAGCTTTCATTTCCTTCGGACGATGCTGTAAAAAAGACCGTATATCTTTCGCTTATGGAGATTGAAAAGAAATGGACAATGCCTATTTCAAACTGGGGCTTGATTATGAATCAATTTATGCTTATGTTTGAAAACAGAATCCAGATATAAGAACAAACTTACAACTGAATCCTGTTTTCATTTACACAAAATTCTGGACAGTGTCTTCTAAGCATTAACTTCATGACCTCCCCTATCCGTGAAAACTAAACCAATACCTTCTATGATATGTCCTACTACAGGAGCTTTGTCAAATTCCTCCTTCGTAGCCCAAGTAGCATTATCAGGCATAAGATCCTTGAATGCGTCCGAAACATCACCTTGACACCAGCAGTTATTTGATGTAACAATGCCTTTCCCTTCGATATTGATATACATTTTTCTTCCACCACATCCAAGGCTGTTCCATCCGCTCGGTACGTTTTCCACCATAGGCTTAAGCACCCAGCTTTCACCGTCTATCCTAACCCATCCCGGATCGTCTTTGTGTTTGTCGTACATATTTTGCCAAAAAGAGCATTCGTAGCACCACCCCCTGTCTTCCATAACAGTTCTTATCTCACACCTTTCAAATCCATCTGCATCCATCGTGTGCGGAGAATGAGGCTGGTGAGGGGTGCCACATTTTGGACATACGAGTTTTAAATTCTTTTCCATATTATTTCACTTTTACGATCTTAATAGAATCTCCGATATTGTATTCCCCTTGGTATCCAACGAATTTTATAAACCTATTATTATAAAATATTGAAATTCTTTCGTCTTCACCATAATACATTATACATCCATCTTCTAAAGGACGTAGATCATATATAACCCATCCGTTATTAACCTGATCATCATGCGAACATGATGATAACACAAGTGCCATCAATAAAATAAAATACCTCATATTATTTTCAACATAAAAATTTATAACCTGTTTTTACAGCTTCCGCTTCTTCTCTCGTATCAAACATTAAGGTAGTGACAGCTCCTATTCCTTCACAAACGTAAGACACTTTCACCCACCACCTAAAAACCCCAGAGCCATAATCGTCATAGTACGGCTCAGAAAGAACTTCTTCTACATACCCATCCAAATAATTCACGATCGCTCCTCTTTATTTTTAGATTCTGCCTCTTCGAGTATGCTGATCACCTTATCAACAATATCCGAATCAGACATTTTCTCAATAAAAACATCCATTGCCTTAGTTATGTCATTGGCTTCTTTTTCTTCAAGAGCAATCTCTCCACCGGTAATAGCATCAGATAATGATGTAGATAAGTGTCTTATCTTATCAATGCTCATAAACGTAAATGGATTACCACCCCAGCCTCCACCCATTTCTTTCATAATCTGATATCCACCTGAAATAAGTCTGCCTGATGTCGTGGCCAAGGAGGATACGATTAGGGACAGTACCGCCACCTCCGTCCGCTCCTCGGACACGCCCTTCGACCACACGGCTGCCCTTATAGCGCCGGCCAGGTCGTCTATGTATGGCATGAGGCAATCTTCCATCGCTTGTGTTATATCAGCTATAACCTCACTACGCTCTTTATTTATGTAGTAGATAGAAGCATTGTACCTCTTTATCTCTTTGTCCATGTCATTTAAAAGACGCTTGATATTGTGCTTATACATAGGACTGGTTTTAATTACCTCCTTTAGCTTAAGAATGTAATTATAAGCCTGGTCGTTTACGAACAATGTCATGGTCTCAACCGTTGAATGAAGCGTGTTAAGACTGTTAAGAATCTTATCGAAATTATTTATCAAATAAGCTTTTCTGGCTTTTGCTGCGTAATTAATCATCGCATTCAAATTTTAGATTTTCAAGTTCATTCAATTGTTTCTTAATAGATTCGATCAGGTGCGCTCTCCGTTCCTCTGCATGTTTTAAAGCTTCTTCTTTGCTCTCAAAAGCATCCCTTCCTATTTCATAAGGAGTGAACCTGTCAGGAATGTCAGCTAACAAAAGACCACCATACTCTTCTATTTTAGCTTTTACTTTTCTTATTATACCGTCTCTCAGGCACGCATCCGTAACCCATATAAATCTATCGCATTCTTCTAATTCCCTTTCGTACAATTCATACCATTCCGGCTTAGGAAATCTTAATGTGAATCTAATTTCGGTATCTTTCTCTAAGACATTAATATCATATGCTTCCGGCCACAGTTCTTTTATGCTGTCTTCATCTTCAGCATACGCCACCAATACAAATGAATTACTGGATTCTGCACTACACCAATACGGATATTTTATGGTCCATTTGACTGGACGGTAATCATTGTCACAGTCGTCTTTTCTAATATAAAATCTTGCTCTGATCATGTTATTCTACTTTTTTGATTTCACTCAAATCGCCTTCATACACCAAATAAGATCCTCTTCCAGGTCTTCCTTCTTTATTAACTTCCTGGATTGTAAATATAACTGTTCCAGTACTCATGATTTGAACGCTCTTGAAGAAACCAACAAGAGGTACTTTCGAACGTTTGTAAAGAACGTTCACTTTATCTCCCTTCTTGAATCCATAAACAGAATCGAAATATTCCTTTTTAATTCTTTCAATATTACTTCTATGTTTGTTCATTGCATCAAGCTCTGTGTCTAACAGTTGAATCATTTGTTCTTTTGTCATTTCTTTTCCTCCTTATTTAATGGTATTAATCCTTTCCCGTGCTTATCATACCACAGCATAGCTATACAATTCCATGCACATTGTGCAAGATGAAAAGCTCCTGTATCTGAGTCTATTCTTTCCCCTTTCATGTATTCCATTAGGTGTCTGGCAGCCGCAGCACGATACCGTTCAAACCCATTGTCAAGGTTCTGCCATTTATTGGGTCCGTACTTCTTGGCGCCAGCATGATAGACTCTTACAATGTCTTCAATCTCCTCCATTGGAAGCAAGTCCCATCGTAGTTTGTCGTCTATGATGTCATTCTTCACCGATTTATTTTCTACGGGGTCTTTGGAAAGAATAATATCCATAATATCCGTTTCTATGACGAACGTCTCCCCATTACAACAAACCTCAGCATATTTATCATTTACTTCTATGTCTGATACTGCCTCCGCTATAGCTCCTTTGGCTATTTTAAATTCTGCACTGATTATATCATCTTTCAATATGCGAAAAATAGATCCTTTTGGATAAAGGATATTTTTAGTGTTATCATCCATCTTTTCCATTGTTTTATCGTTGTTTTACCTCATTTCTATAGTAATATAATCCATCTTCGTCTTACACTCTATCATTCCTGTTATTCTCAAAATATTGTCTTACGGCTTCAATCGCCTTATCGTCATCAAAAACCTCTACAAATTCCTCATAGAATCTATTTCGTTCCATAGAGAACGTGTTGCTTCCTTCCGGAATGGTCCTGAATACAACTACCTTCTCTCCATCTACGTTCGTTCCTATGATGTTATTGTGAAGAATAATAGAATAGCGCCCAGAGCTTTTGTTCTGGACGACACTATGTTCGAGATTGTAGAGTCTAAGTAGTTCTCTTATTTCTTTTACTCCCATATTATTTTACTTTTTTAGAGGTTACAGTCTCTTCTCCCCATTTCTTTACATATATAGATCTCATCATGTTCATTAAATCGGAAAAAGAGGATATGGTTCCCATTTCTATACAAAATGCAAGATTAGATTGAAGCGTTTCAAGTTCTTTTAACTGCTCTTGGGTTGCTCTGTTATCTAAAACATATTTATGTTTATTGAATACAATCCAGTTTAATTTATCAGCCATTTCTATGTAATCAACATCTTCAAATTTTGATACAGACCTTGAAAGAGTATTGTATTTATCTCCTATCTCTATTCTATCCAAAATAAGTTTATCATTTAACCATCCAGTAACTTCTGCATACAGCATAGGATTTAATTCTATAGCGACTAATACCCATATGTAGGGATCACACATGACATTCCTGTTTGTTCCTCTTCCTGTAGTCTTATAGGCATTATACCACTTCATTACTTTTATCAAAGAGTTGTTTTCCACTATATCCATAAACTCTTTCAAGGTTTCACTTTTTATGTATTTCTGTTTTTTAAGAATATAAAATATCCTTTCTGCACTCTCCTTGTTCGAAAGAATATTTTCTATTCTCTTATCATTCCACCCCATCTCCACTCTTTTTCTTGTATATGCCTCTTGTAATCCAGTTAATGACATAAAGGAAGTTTTAATGTCCTGTCTGATTACCACTCCATACAATAACCTGTCTTTAGAAATCATACCTTTTAAATTATTTAATAAAATACGCTTGTATTAAAATTACACGACGTAAAAATATAGATTGTGCAACTTTAATACAAGCGCATTATGTTAAATTTTACTTATAGTGTTTTTATGTGTTCATATTATTCCTTCCAAATTTACTTTAATAGAACCATTTATGGTTTTAATGCTCCCATCTATGGTTGAAATCACATCATCTAAATCATTTATAATACCTTCCATGTCATCAACCACCTCCTCCATATAAGTTACAGCCTGATCTGATTCCCAATATCTTTCTGAGTCTTGTAACGATTCAGGTATATTATCTCTCGCCTCCGTCTCTTCATCTAAAATCATATCAATATCATCTTTGGCTGAATTTATGTTGTGCTTTAACTCCGATAACTTTGATTTGATGTATTCAAAATCTGTTTTATACTTATTTACATTGTTAATAACATCTAATATTCTTTTTCTTCTCTTGTTGTTCATGCCTTTATCCTATTATAATATTCGATAATCTTTTCTTTCCTATCTCCCGGTTTTACTGTCATATTCTCAGCCAAGAACCTAAAATACGACACCGGTATGTCCTTGAATCTAATTCCTTCATATTTTCCAAACCACATTATTATACTGTCAAGATCGTCTTCTCTCCTACCATCTCCATTCACAGATTTAAGCGAGGCTGCCCGGCGAAGGATCTCGTCTTTGGTAATAATATCCCCCATCCTTATATTGGATAGAAGCTGATTGCCGACAAACATACACCAGCCCTTAGAAGGGAATTGCTCGATTGTCAAGTCTTCTATCCGACCGAAACGCCTCATGTTGTCGCAGCAATCAATAATCAGCGCCTCTTTCTTGTCAGGATGGATGCGGACGGCTCGGCCTAATATTTGGTAATATGTTGAATATGAGAACGTTGGGCGACCAAACATCACACAATCAAGTTCAGGAAAGTCAAATCCGGTAGCAAGCGTTGAATAATTAAAAACCACCTTCAACTTACCTTCTTTGAAATCGGATATGATTTGCTCTCTTTTCTTTTTGGTTGTTAGCGATGTTACGACACCAGTTATGGCTCCCATCCTGGCATTCATAAACTCTGATATTCTATTACATGATTCGATAGAATCCATACAGACCAAAATGGCTTTACGTTCGTTCATAAGTTGAAGAAGGCGCTTGTAGATAGAGTTATTTAAGCCGTTTCGTACAATACTTTCTTTAATAGATTCGTTGGTGTATTCGGCTCCGGTACTGTTTAACATCAGAGCCGATTCATCAAACGACCATCGTTCGTACTTAAGTGGACACCAAAACCCTTGAGAAGTTAGTTCTTGTATTTGAGTCACATGAACTATTTTCTTGAAGAAGTTATGCTCGTCTTTCGTCAGCATATTGAGCTTGCTATAGTTCCCTTCCAGCATGGAATTGTAGGTTCGGAGGCGGCAGGGAGTGGCGGTGAAGCCCAGCACATTCGCCTCTGGAAACCCGTTCATAAACTCCATAAATTCAGAACCTTCCTCCGGGGAATACCCCGAGTGGCATTCGTCCACCAATAAGGTGTCTATCCCTATATCTTTCAACCTTGCTACGTCTTTCTTTATGCTTTTAAGTGTAGCATAAGTCATAGCCGACAGTTCCTTTATACCACATGAAGCAGAATATATAGTAGGTTTAGAACCGAATGATACGGCCTTTGCATAATTCTGCTCCAGAATCTCTTTTGAGGGCTGTAATACTAATGTCGGTCTATTTATTTCATGTGCTATCTTGGATATCAGAAGGCTCTTTCCACATCCGCATGGAGCTACGATTATGCCAGGCTTCTTAGATCTTCCTGTAAGAAACTTAAGCCCGGCATCTACTGCCTCTTTCTGGTAAGGTCTAAGTTCAAAGCCCATCACAATCTATTATATTATTTTTTGAAAGTTCTATTATCGCCTCTTTCAACATCTCCCTTGCTTTATTCTCATTATCTTCAAACAGGCATACACTGCATGTAGCACCTTTGGAGGGGTAGTCTCTGTAGGCTTCTGCTCTTTCTACAACGTACTCACAACAATAGTCGTGACTCATGTCTTTTGCTATACTTATAAAATGATCTTCTCCATCCATCAACACGCAATATTCAGCATCGTTTTCGCATGCAATAACACCTTTGTTTTTTAAAATGGATAGCACTTTATTTCCAAAAAGTCCAATATAGACCCATATATCTTTCCCTGCATTTTTGTAAAAAATATCCATTCCTTCTTTGATTGTGACTTTCTTTTCCATAATCCCTTATTTTATATCAGTAATTAAAACATATATTTTAGCAATATCTTCAAGACTCACAGAAGAACGTATATATAGTTTTTCTTCGTACTCATATAGAGCGTACCCTTCTTTTATGTCTAATATCTTAATCACATGCTTGCCTCTTTCAAATGGATCCTCAAAGTAGCTCTTATGTTCGTATCTTTGACCTACTTTGATTTTGTCAGTTTTCTTCTTCATCTTATAACGCTCTACTGCTCTACCTGTTTTTATGAAAGCTGTCGTGAGTAAGTATAATAAAACTAAATACAAAAGGATCGCTACTCCACATATTAGATCTTCTTTCATTACACTCCTTTTAAATAGTTTAACCATATATCCTCCAGCTTCTCCTGAAGCTCAAACGCTTTCTTGAAATTCCCGCATCTTACAGCAACGTCTCTCATGTATTCTACGTTTATAACTTCCGGATCTTGCCGGTATTTCGTTCTTAACTTTTTAACATCCTCGTATTTCATCGTTTTATCTTTTTAGACGGATCCCAATCTGAAGAGAAAGGGCATTCGTTTTTGTTATGTAATCCAAAGTCACAATAATAACACAGCGCCGACGGGCAGGGTAGCTTGTTTTGCGAAACAGGCTGGCTTAGGGTGGCGCGCCGCTTGCTATACCTGGCTTCTTCTGCTCCCTGGATGTACGCTTGAAATGTTTTTACACTATTATCTTCAAAATCATACATTTTAGACAAAGTGTCATTTAGCATTTCTATAGATTTTGTTTTACGCTCTTCATCTATCTTAACCTTTTGGTACTGCCTGGTTCTGGTAAAGAAATAGATGTTCATATCTGGCAGAACTCCACCATATTTTCTATAGATGTAAAATGAATATATAGGATGCTGTAAATTCGTTTCCAACTTCTTAGAATCAAAAATCTTATTCCCTGATTTCCAATCTATGACATAATGGTGAACTACGTTCTTGCTCTTTATAGCCAGATGAAGGTCTACCGATCCTACTATGTACACATGAGTATGAATTACTCCATTTATATCAACAGGCTTAGGAAGACGGTACGGCAGCACAAAATCTTCTTCGACTCCAACTATAGCGCCGTGTCTGATAAGTTTCTCACAGGGATTAAGATCACTATCAGCTATCATAAACCTATTCCCGTCTTTTTTAAACAGATCCACAATCCAAGCAAGAAGCTCCCCAGATTGTTTCATGGCTATCATCATATTTTCCGGTGATAGCCAAGGTATGTCTTCTTGGTAAGCATAGTAACTTATTGCTTCTCCAAGGTCTTTACCAGAAGGCTGTCTTCCGTTCTTAAAGAAGTATTCCAGTGTCTTATGGATAACCGTACCATAAGATGTAGCTTCTTGTTTTTCTGTAGACCTTTTGCCCTCTACGTAAGTTTTATACCATTTCATTGGACAGGTAAGAAACGTATCTATCTGGGAATAAGATATGGCAAGACGTTTCACACCATTAAACTCCTTATATAGCAAATGCGTTTCCGGGACCATCATAAGTCATTGTCTTTAAATCCTTCCGGGTAATATACGACATACTTCTTACCGTCTTTTGGTGTCATGGCAAACTGCATGTAGTTATTACGATTACGATGCTTGCCATCTAATCCTCGCTTCCAATACAGAATCCCGTCTATATCCACATAAGATCTACCGCGTTCGGCTCTAACCACGTCCGTGTGTAGCAGATACCCGTCGGAAGACACAATCCACACTTTATCCCCTTTGCTTAAATAAGATATTATTTTTCTTACAACAACCCTTTTCTTATTATCCAATACAAATTCCTCGTCAGTCATACTCTTCATCCTCCTCTTCTTCTGTTTCAAAATCAATTCCATAATACTGATCATAATGCTTGGTCAGTTCTTCTGGTTCTAAATCTTGTCCAAAATCCATGTTAAAAATATCGTAATTAGTAAAGCACTGTTCCTGCCGGCAGGAAATCTATGAATGCTGCTTTTATTTCTTCAATTAGGCCCAAGTATTTCTTTTCCCCACCTGTCTTACCGTAAACGACCAAGACCTGATTAGGTTTACATCTACGATACCTTGATAAGACTCCGATGATTGTCAAAATAATCACTACAGCCAAGATAGCTGACACGTACATGATTGTTGTCATAACTTTTAAAATTTAATTGTTGATAAAAAAATTAGATACTTAATTCTCCTTCTTCATATTTTATATTCACCTTGTCACCGTTTTTGTAGGTTTTTCCAGACAAGCATCTTACTCTCATTTGCTCCTGTCTTCCATTTTTCGAAATATTTACCATATAATGATTCTTCCCTGATCTAAACACTATCTCCACTTCTCTTCCATTTAAATCTTCCGGACATTCGTACACCATTTCTTGCTTTAACTTAAGAAGTAACTTATATACGTAAAACAAAACGATAAAGAAAAGCGACCCTATCACAACCCCTACTAAATGGGAACCCGAAAAGTAGGTAGTCCAGCTATATCCAAGAATAAAATGTGTTATGCCCTTGAATGATATGATGTCCGACAAAGACATGCTTAAATCAGAAGCACTGTCAATGTCAATATCTGTATCCAGATCAGATCCTAATATCGACAACAAAAACTGTATAACAAAAGCAAATGACGCTATTAAAGCCATGCATAAAATTATGTCACTTCCCATATCCTTCTGTTATTATTTTGTAAACAAGATCAGTCATATCTTTGATGGTCTCCATATCATAATCAATAATAACAATATTGAATTTTTGTTCCACCATCACATCAAGCTCAATCCGATCAACAGAATCTAATCCAAGTTCTTTAAACGACACATCTTCTTCATGAACTATATCTATTTCCGAATTAAGAAACTGAGTAATAATTATATCCTCTATTATCTTTCTGATTCTTACTTTTTCCATTGCTTTCTAATTTTGTTAAATAAGTATGTTTTTATGTTTTTCAATCTCTCTTTGTCTGTTTCAGAACTTCCGGTAAATAAATAATCCGGATTGCCTTTAGCCGGCGGCGTAGGCAATTTAGATACGGCAAACAACCAATCCATTTCCTTATTCTTCTTAGGCTCCAAATAAGGCTCGGTAGCGATCTTAAATTTTTCAGCTATTAAGTCAAAGAGCTTTGAATTTTTAAGGTTCATATGAACTGAAAAAGCTTGAGAAGGCGGTTTCCATATGAAGTTACATAAGCTCATTGTATAATCTCCTGACTCTGCTATATAAGATTCCGTTACCTGAAGTATGACCTCTTTCTTGAATGAGGTGTTACCCATAAACCAACACAATCTGGATTCTGCTTCTTTTCTGCTGACACCTATGTCTTTTGAATATGATTCGTACATTCCTATCATAATCTTCAACGTTTCCAGAACCTCGTCTGTCATTTCCGGTGTCTCTATATAATTCACAAAAGACGTTCCCTTGTTGGTCAATCTCATCACGCCTGATTTTAATTTCTCAACCAGGCCAAGCTCTATATACCTCCCAGCATCTTCTTCCGGCATAGCTTCGATCATAACCGAATCCTTCTGTCTTATGGCAAGAAGATTGGCAAGATCATTAGGAGTCATGTCTGATGCTGCAAGTTGTCTGAAATTGATGTACATTCTTAATCAGCTTTAATAAAAATAACATTCTTGTTATCTTGTCTATCAACATGTCCACATGGACCAATAATTATGTCTGTACATGAACAAGAATCGTAATCTTCGAATATACACCTATCGCATGTATCACCTTCCACACATTTTAATCTTACAAGTCCGGCAGTAAATACTTCTCCTACTTTAAATTCCTTCTTTTCCATATTCCCTCCTTGTTTTTAACTGTTGTACCCTTCTTTAATAATCGAATTTCTACCGGTAGATACCGACTGTCGAAGATCGTCATGTACAGAATCTACCGTAGAATACTTGTTTCTGGTTGTAAAAATCACTTCCAGCATCTCCTTGTAATCACCTAAAGCTACTTCGTATCTCGGATCTACTTTGGCTTTTCTTTCGGCCTCGGCATTACTTTTAGCCAGTTCTCGGTCGAGGAGGTCTTCTTTGATTCGGTCAGCAATCATATCAAGTTCTTTTTTAATAACTTCTCCTGCTGCCCGAAGTTGACCTTCTACGTCACCAAGCTGGTCTTGGACGGTTCCTATTTCTTTCTTTAAACGATCGTATTCGTTAATCATACCCATATCACCTGCATATCCGGAAAAGTCCTTGATTATTCTGGTTCCTTCTTTAAGGAGCTCAATGACTCGTCTTTTACGTTCTCTGCTTATTAAAGACGGAAGACGATAATTCATATCCGCCACCGCCTTATCATGTATGGAGTTGATTAAAAACATCTCTCTTTCATCTCCTGCAAACTCAGTAAGAACCAAAAGGAACTTACTTATCAGGTATTCGTTTTCTTCTACTGTCAGTCTCATGGTTCTTATTTTTTTTAATACAATGACTGTTCTTCTTTTGTCTCTTGTTCTTGTTCCTGATTGTCCGTAACGTCTTCCACAGTATAGAGCTTGGGCGGCGTCGGCGGCTGGTTGGGGTTCACGAACTTCGTCCCGCCCTCCCCGTACATCCATCCATGCCCCGGCAGAATCTCTGGGTGGATTGTATTAGTAAGCTCTTCCATACTAACTTGCCTTACCTTCAGTATATGATGAAACACCAGTCCGGCTGTCCTGAATGATGTTTTGTTTTCAGTTTTAAACCTATCAAGAGTCTGATACCAATCTTTCCCAAATATCATATACTTATCCAGCCCGTACCTACGAGGATTGTGCAAACCTATCATTAACGTACATAACTGACCCAGCGTATCAGATTGGTAAAAATCAGAAAGACGCGGAGGCTGCTCTTGTGGGCTTTTTATCCTTCCTTCTATCTCTCTGTTGAATTGTGATATGATGAGGAAAAATATGTTTTTATATACTAATTTAGCTTCGTTCATAACCGCCACCAAATCATCTATAGCCGACTTAGGATCTAACCCCATTCTTTTTATCAAAGCAATATGATCGACTTTAAATATTATAAGACGTTTGTCTTTGTGTTTGGTAGCTATATGATACACAGCCGCCTCAAACTCTTTTACCGTACACGGAGCATCGATGTATATTATATTATTCCTGATTTCACCTTGAAGGATTTCAAACATCCTCATCTCTTCCACTGTATTAGAATCTTGCCTTCTTAATATTTCAGGAGCCCGCTTTTTCATATCCTGGCTCATTCTGCGAAGAAGAAGATCTTGAGGATTCATTTCGAACTCGCAATTGACAAGAAAATAATCTTCTGCTTGCGGGTTGATCATCGGATTCATCACATTTTCCAATATCTTTTGGGCCACATACGATTTACCCACAGATGGCCGAGCTCCTATGGCAATAGCATGCTGAGGGAAAATACCTCCAAGCAAAGCCTCATCAATATAATCGTATCCGGTTTTAGCGGGGATAAGCTCTCCCCGCCTGTATTTCAAGATATTATCATACGCCTCCTCCATGACCTGTTTAGAGGTCTTGAATATCCTTCTTATATCTATCCTATTTGCTATCTCCTCGTGCATTTTTGTCACCTTTTGTATCCGATTTGGATCCCCTATTAGCTTTTACTGATTTATACCTAAGACCGTTCTTGGTATGAGAACAATCCTTGCCTTTTCTCCAGCCCTTGCCCTTCTTTTTGTCCGTTTCGTAGTTTTTACGACCAAGCTCTCGGCGTTTGGCTTTCTGTTCCGGTCTGGCATTTATCTCCTTGTCCTTTTTAGCCTTTTTCTTCCTGGCTTCGGGATGAGTCCTGTAGTACTCTGTTGATCTGCCCATCTTCTTACATTTTTTTTGATTGATAATAGCACAAAGATAGGCAATTCTCGCCCTATTTCAACCTGCCGTAACTCATATCAGGATCACACCAGACATACCCGTCTTTCTCATCATGAAGATACTCAGGACATCCTCTACATGCGCTACTTCCTGACACTATTTGATTGTTTTTATTAGGGCACTTATCTCCAGGTTTATGCCATTCTATTCTCGAACCTGATCGCTCTTTTTTTACATGACAGAATTGAAATACTTTTCCCATCGTCTTCTCGCCAAACATACCTATATGTGTGTATTCTTCCGGTATAGAGAGAAATTCAGATAAATCTTTATACATCTTTTCCCGTTCCTCCGGCGTAGACCATAGTCTGTCAAGTTCGGCATGGACTCTTATCTTAAGAGATCTCAGTGATGGCCCCGCAAGCCGGCCTTTAGCTTTTCCCTTATTCGGCCCTGATTCATGAACACCGACATAAGCGTTGCATGGTTTACACATCATAACCATCCCTAAGCCTTTTCTGCTATATATTTTATCGGCATTTACCAGCTCAGTCTCTCTTCCGCAATAAGGACAAATTTCGCCTCTTAAAACCCGTTGTTGGCGCTCATTAAGTTCCATACCCTATTCTTTTGTTTTTCTTTAAACTTTTCATACAAACTGTTTTCAGTTTCCATTTCCGAGATCTCTACCTCTACGTCCTCTCTTTTGAAAATTACTTTCTTGGCTGTCGGATATGCGCATTTAGAGATACGAATAGCATTACGAATAGCGTAAACAAAATACGTTTCTGGTGACGATTCGATCACCACTACCTCATTTAAAGTATTTTTATAATTTTCCATGTTGTTATCTACTTGCTTCAATTATATAACCCGGATGATCTTCACACGCCTCTTTGTATTTGATAAGAAACTTAAGAAATGAATCATAAGACCCCCATCCATTTTCTGGCTCGTATTTCAAAAGACTTTTTCTCTTGGAGATCATAATACATATACCTTTTGTAAGTACATTCTTCATCTCATCGGTATCTATTTCCCTACCCAATTCTTCTGGTCTCCAAACATAATCGTACAGCGTTTCTTTATTTTCTGATACGAATATTCTTTGTGCCATCTTGTTCATGTTGTGGGTGATGTTCGCAACCCATTCACGATCCTCTTCTTTCTTCTTACTTTTAATATAAACGTCCAGGCTCATACTGTTTTTCTTTTACCTTGTTATTGATTATCAAATCTGCCACATCATCTCCGTCTCCTACATTTTCAACATTTTGAAGATAGTCCGATACTTTTATCCTTGACTTCATCATCATCCCATCTATCTTTTTACTCCATGTCTCAAATGCTTGTCCTTTGTCCGGAAAAGCTACAGTCTTTCTATCTTTTAAGACATCTATCACTTCCGGCCTTAGATTCTGCAACCCACCGGTAGCTACAAATAACTCATCTGGTTTATTCACAGCGCATATAATAGCCGTCTTTTCTGATTCCACCAGATTAACCACCTTATCCGGATACTGGCTTAGAAGATGCTCTCCGAACAGGCATTGTCTAAACAAGAAGTCTCTTGCATGCAACGAGTGATAAAACATAACATGAGGCCGCTCATTGTCACCGTCTTTTTCCTTCACTCTTTTTACATCAATCTCATTCCCCTGGCTGTCGGTCTTTATATAAAAGTCCATGATCTTGCCAGTTCTACATACAAAGTCCTTATCTATCTGCCAGAATATACAACACCCTTTCCATCCCCATAAGTCCATTGTTCCGACATGATATCTTCTAAATACGTCAGATACCCTTTCTTTTCCCCATAGAGACGATAAAAATCTAAATACAGTATTTCTATCATCTGGAACCACAGTCCTCTCAAACTCGCTAAAAGGTATGTAATTTACAACGTCAGGATTTACAGGAGGACGATAAGCTCTTATACACTTGTTTCCTGAAATCCAAAGATCTTTGTCACCTACATCCTTACCGGTAGGTCGTTTATCGTAACCGCAAGTCCGTTCATGATCGCATCTTCCGAACTCGTTGCCAACAACCTGACCTGTTGCCACATCAATATAAGGAGTGAGGCACCGGCTTTTCCCGCAAGCTGGGCAGGTTAGCTTCAGTCGGCTCCTGCCCGGCCTGCGGTCAAGTTGAAACCGAGGTACGTTTTCGTATTTTCTAAAATCAAGCATTTTTAACTCCTCTCATCGCCTCTATGATTCTATCTGCTATAGTTATAGACCATGACACCACATCTGGTACATATACTCCGCAATCTATTTCACCTTTTCTATTTTGTGCTTTAACAAACTCAATAGAATAAGCCTTGATAAGATCGAATCTACGTTGCTCCCAGTCTACATCTTTGTTTTCGTCATTTACAGGAAGGGTATCGAGATAAAAATTTAAACTCTCACTTATCACATTCCCATTATCACCATAGAACTGTATTCTGTCATGGTCGCTTCTTGTAGTTGAGCTACTGAAAGTGATTACGTCTATTATCTCTCCTGTTCTTCTAATTTTTCTTTTCATACTCTTCTTGTATTTCTGACCAATATAGGCATTATTATTTCGATGGTCTTGCCATATTTCTTATGAGATGCAAGTACACATATTGCATATTTATCTCCTATTTTCAAATCTTTCGATAATCTTAATCTCGAACCCCTTTTGATGTTAATAAAATAATAACCAAAAGGATTGATGCATATCGGTTTTACGATTTCTATATAATCTCCTTCAGGAATAACAATATCGTTCATATTATGAATCTTTTAGACATTTCCTCTGCAATATCATACACGACCGTATGATCCTCTTCATTGTACGGCTTATTGATATTCAGCACTCCTTTTCTCACTTTGAACTTCTTATCTTTTCTAAGGTGATTCAACATACCTTGTTGGAACACGCAGTCCGCTTTCTCCATAGCAGCATTTTTATCAGACCATTCTTTTAGCGTATAACCTTTACTGTTCGTGCTTTTTGGAGAAAAATTCATAATACGTGCATCAATTCCGTACCAGTTTTTAACCATTCTTCTTTCAGCCTCCAATTGAAAAGCGTGTTCATTTCGTATGTCACCTGATTTAAAATCTAAGATAACAATCTCTTCTTTCTCCACTTCTCTCACTTCCTTCTTCGGATCACCTTTTTTGAACTGCCCTGTGGCCCTTTGATACACGGCTCCAAAATAACCTTCTTCTTTGTATTTGAATGTCATTTCAACCATCGCATCTATCGGCGTAGCTACCAAATAGTCCTCTAATGACAATATTCTTTCAATCATCATCGGCTTAACCTTATACTCCGAACAAAACTTAGCAAACTTCATAACTCTGACAATCATATCGTCAAGATCATCTATGCTACCAAAGAATTTGTCAAGATTCTTTTTTGATATTTTAAGCTTGCCTTCTTGCACTGTCTTAACTATAAAACTTCGATTTAAGACCATATCTCTACCTGTCAAGTACAATCCGTATAGGTAGTGCATGATCGTTCCTTTATCTGCATCATATTCTGATACTTCTTCCGGATTGCGACCAATCATCCTCATCTCCTGTCTCCATTCTTGAAGAGCCGTCTTGTCATCTACGAATCCGTCTCTGATCATGGTTGTTACCGAGGCGTATATCTTGGCTGTCCCATCGTCCATCTTTCTTACATAAAAACGATTACCGTCTAATGTCAATCTTACGAATTTGGGAGTCTCGATCTTCTTTAACTCATCACAGATATAAAACGGCTCTAACGTTTCCTGATTTTCTGTAAACGGATTCGAATCTTCTTCTCCAGGGTTAGGAGCGGCTTCCTCCGCCTGAGCTGCCGGTTCCTCCTTCTGGGCCTGCTCTGGCTCAGGC